ATTAGTCCTAGAGAGTTGTTACAGCTCGATGACAGGATGCTATGGACCATGCAACGCTGGTTGGTAGCAAAGAATCTGCCGAGACACTAGGAAGCCGCCCCTTCGGGGGCGGTTTTCTTGTCGGTAGAATAGATGTAGACGTTAGGCGGATTCATGGCAGAGACTTACAGGGCTGACATCATTGTCAGTGATATGAAGCGTCTCGTGCGTCGGTTGAATCAGATTGAGCCTGAGTTGGCTAAGACGATGCGTCGTGAGTGGAAAGAGATTGTTGAACCGGCTAGATCGCATTTGACGGCGAGTATCAAGTCGGCTGGTATCCCGATGAGGGGTTTCCGTAAACGTGGTTCACCTGTTTCTAAGACGTGGAATAACCGTGGTCAGTCTTCTCGCGTATTTGTGCAGATGCGAGCCACTAATCGTGTCATTGCTCAGATGCGTAATCAAACTGTTTTGCGTTTGGTTGTACGTAATGCGGCAACAATTATCGCCGATATGGGTGGTCGCACAATGACTTCTCGTACCCCTAAGGGGACAAAAACGGATTGGTATGTGTACACGAATCCTCGGTTTGCTAACACTTATGGGCCGAACAGTAAGCCTGGTTTCCGCCGTCACACTGTTACCACCCAGGGTGATCAGATGTTGCAGAACCTTAGCGGTTGGGGGCGGGGGAGTACTTCTCGTATTGCTTACCCGTCGGTTGAGAAGACTTTGCCTGCTGTGCGGGACAAATTGATCACGAACATAAATGAATATGTTGCTTTGACTAATCGAGAGCTTGGTGCCTAATGGCTAAAGAAAGACCGTTATCTATAGCCGTCATCCTTGGTATTAAGGGTAAGGGTCTTGACGAGGCTATCAAGGACACGAAACGGCTGTCTACCCAGTTGGGTCGGCTTTCTGATACCGCTGTCAAGGCTGCTGTTGGTTTTGCCGCGTTCAAGGGTGGTCAGCTTGTAGCTAATTTTGCTCGCGACGCTATTGATGCGGGGCGTGACCTTCAGGTCAACTTGAATGGTTTGCAATCGGTGTTTGGCGAGTTCACGCCCACCTTGATTGAGTTTACTAAGTCTACTGCCGGTATTGGTCTGTCCATGTCCGAAGCCGCCAAGGCTTCTACGTTCCTTGGTTCGGTGCTGAAGCAGTCCGGTTTCTCGATGGAGGAAGTATCTGAGCAGACACAACGCCTTGTCGGTTTGGCTGCTGACCTTTCGCTGACATTCGGTTATGACGTGCAAGAGTCGCTGTTGGCGATGACTGCTCTGTTCCGTGGTGAGTACGACCCGATTGAGAAGTTCGGTGTCGCCATGAAACAGAACGAAATTGAGGGTGAAAAACTCAAGCGTGGTCTTGAGGGGTTGACCGGTTCCGCCGAGCGTCTTGTCGATCAACAGATTCGGTTGGAACTGTTGTATCAGCGTTCTTCTGACTCTATGGGCGCTTATGAGCGTCAGGCTGGCACGTTGCGGGTGGCTCAGGATACGTTGCGGGCGTCGTTCAACAATATGCAACAGATTTTGGGTACAGCAATGTTGCCTGTTGTTGCTGATTTGACGGCTTCGCTTATCCCGCTTGTTGAGACTATTGGACCGATTCTGGCTGCTGCGATGCGTCAGGTTGTGCCGATGTTGGTGGCGTTCTCGCAGAACACTGAGGGCATTATTCGGACGATGGTGGGCCTTGTGAAGGTTATTGCCACTGTTGTCACGGTGGTTTCGACGTTGACAAAGTTTGTCATCAACAACATTGATGTCTTTAGAATCCTTGCTACTGTTCTTGTAACTGTAGGTAGCGGTCTTTATGCGCTTCGTGTTGGTGTTGCTGTTATGGGGGCGGTACAGTCCGCCACGGCTGCACTAAATATCACTCTTGGTTTGACCGCAATTGCGTTGCGACGCATAAAGTATGCCCTTGTTGCTATCCCTGTCGTTGGTTGGGCTTTAGGTGTTATCGGTCTTGCAACCGACTTCTTTGGTTTGACTGCCGCCGTCAATGAGACGGGCGAAAGCATTGAGGATATGTTTGACGAGAAGGCTCTTCTTGCGGACATTGAGGCTCTTGGTGATCTTACGGCTCAAGGGCAGATGCTTGAGGAGTCGTTTGAGGATGTCGCGGCTGCTGGTGGTGCCGCCAAGGACGCTGTTGGGGATTTCTACCGGAATCTGTCGAATGAGATTGATAAGCAGCAGGCGAAGCTTCGTTTGCAGCAGATGGGTGCTTCTGAGGGCCTAATCCAGTCGATTCTTGGGTCTGGTGAGGATTGGCAACGAGTCTTCAACGATGTCGTTTCTCGCGGTATTGCCGGTGTGCAGGATGTTCAAAAACTGTTCCGCGCTACGGCTGCTGGTTTTGATGAGGCGATGTCGCAGTGGGAGGAAGAATACGGAGAGCCTTTCCGCAAGTTCAAGGAGGATGCGCTTGCCGCCCGTGACGCCCTAATTGAGTTCACTCGGGAGATTAAGATTCTGCCGTCTGTGGCGGAAACACTCGGTCAGTTTGAACGATCCGCTGTTGACAATCTGGCTTCTATTGAAGAGAAGCTGAAGGACGCTTTCGATAACGGTCAGTTGTTGGATGGTTCTTACCGGAACTTGTTGCAGTACGCTCGTGATGAGTTCCAGGTGTTGCGTCAAATTGAGCGTCAACGCGATGAAATTATTGGTCGCCGTAACGCTGCTGAAGCGCTGATTAACTCGGTGCAGTCGTCGATTATTGCTGGTGGGCGTCTTGTCGGCATCCTCGGTAACGTACAAACCGAGGCTGAGGGTGTTGATGTTGTTGAATTCGCTACCCGTACTGTGTCGGCTGGGACAAGCCTTAAAGAGTTCCGTACGGCTTTGTTGTACAACTTTGTGGAGCCGATTGAGAAGGCCAAGTCAAGGGCTGACGAACTTGTTTCCGGGTACAGGGCCGTTGTGGAGCGCACTCGGGAGTTTGTTGAGAACCTGAAGGCGTTGAGGGCGCTTGGTTTGGACCCAATGTTGTTCAACCAGCTTGTTCAGGCTGGTGTTGAGGCTGGTGGGGAAACCGCTAAGGCGCTTGTTGAGGGCGGTTCGGATACTGTCAACGAGGTGAACTCGTTGTTTGGTGAGCTTGATTCGCTTGGGAAGGAGCTTGGTGAGAACACTGCCGTAGTGATGTACGGGCAGGGTGAAAACTTTGTCAACGGTATTGTTGCTGGTTTGGAGGCTCAGGCTGGCGAGTTGGAGCTTTCGGCAACGACGATTGCTGAAGCGTTTACGACAGCGTTTGAAGAGGTCTTGACTAACGGTATTAACGCGGCTATTGATGCTGCTGAGGCTGCTTTGGCTCGAATGCCGCAGGTTGGGGATTTTGCGCCTGGTTTCGATCCTGGCCCCGGACCTGGCCCCGGACCTGGCCCCGGACCTGGCCCCGGACCTAGCCCGATAACAGGTGATCGCTCGGCAATTTCTGGCACTGTAGCGAACGCCATCTCACAGGGTTTGCGGAATAGCCCAATCCCAATTTCCGGGACTGTTTTGAGCGCTATTCAGGGACAAACGCCTTTGCGCCCGCTTACTAACACTCCTTCGTTTGGGCCTTATGTTCCCGGTTCCGGTGGTGTACCAGAATCTACTCGAACTATAAACATTTATAGTTCTGCTATTAGTCAAAGGACTTTTAGTAATGCTTATACGCAAACGGCAAATAAAGTTGGTATTGTGAACCCGAACCGCCCAGGCGCACTCAACTTTGGGGTTAGTAGAGACTGATGGCTGTTCCTACTCTAAAAGTTGAAATTGGGTTCGACCTGACGGATAACCCTGTTGCACCGTTTTTCCGACTTGACGACGACCCACAAGGGCGACTTGATAACACCGAGTATCGTTTAGCAGGAACACTGTTCTACGATGTCACCGAATATGTGATTTCCGTAGATATTCAACGCGGTAAATCAGCAATTCTTTCAACGTTTCCACCTGGAGAATGTAAAGTGGAGTTTACTAACCACAACAGGTATTTCGATCCGCTATTTGTTGCTTCACCTTTTTACCCAGAGATTGTTCCCAAACGTGAAATCCGTGTAACTTCGGGCGGTGAACTTGTCTTCCAGGGTTGGGTTGAGGACTGGGACTTGGATTATCAACCGAACGGTGATTCGGTTGCTGTCGCTAAAGCGGTTGATACTTTGAGTGTTATTGCTAACCAAACTCTTGATAGTTTTACGCCGTCTGTTGAGAAGGCTGGCGCTCGCATTAACGCCGTGTTGGATAGGCCTGAAATTGGTTGGCCTTCGACGCTGCGTGATATTGACGAAGGCGCTGTTGACATGTCCACCACGGTAGTCCCTGTGGACACTAACGCTTTACAGTATTTGCAGAACGTTGCCGGTTCCGATCCTGGGTATGTTTTTGTGACAGCGGATGGGAAGTTCGCGTTCCGTGACCGTCGCAAAGCACCAACATCTGCTGACCTTGTTGAACTGGGCGAGGGCGGCATACCTGTCACTAATCTTGCCGTAAATTATGGTTCGGAGCTGTTGTTCAACAGGGTTACCGTGTCCCGTGAAGGTGGCGGAACCGCCATTGCTTCAGATATTGGTTCGCAAGAATCTTACGGCATCCGTGATTTAACGGTCAATAATACTCAGTTGAATTCTGACGCTGATTTAATTGATTTGGTTGTTGGTTATGCTTCCTTATTTTCTCGCCCAGAGTATCGTTTTGATAATGTCGGTATTTCTCTGCACAAGTTGTCTGAGGTTGATCAGGCCAAGATACTGAATCTTGAGATTGGTGACATTTGCAGTATTTCGTTCACCCCGAACGGGATTGCACCACAGATTGTTCGGTATGTTGAGGTGCGTGAAATCAACCATAATGTGCAAACAACTTTCCACACTGTTGAGCTTGGTTTTGATGAAACCCGTTACGCGCCTCTCATACTCGATGACGCTGTGTTCGGTAGACTAGATGTAGGCACTCTCTCTTGGTAAGGAAACTATATGCCGTATAAAGTTTGGGCAGTTAATGAGATTTTGACTGCGGCTGATGTGAACACATACATTGGTGATCAGGTTATTTCGACGTTCGCGGGTACTGCTGCTCGTGAGTCTGCGATTGGTACACCTGTGGAGGGTCAGTTCGCTTTTCTTGAGGATACGGACACGCTGACCTACTATACTGGTAGTGCGTGGACTGCGTTTTCCGCTGGCGGAGGAGCTAGCGGTTTTGAGAACACATTTTTGTTGATGGGAGCATAAAAACAATGGCTAATTCCTATAAGGTGCTTGCGCAGAACGATCTTCCCGCGACCACGCTGACAGCGCTGTACACCGTGCCTTCTGCTACCGAGACCGTTATTTCTACTATTGTGATTGCTAACCGTACCGCTGCGGCAGAGTCTTTCCGCCTTGCGATTCGCCCCAATGGCGAGTCCATTGCAGACAAGCACTACCTGGCCTACGACGTACCGATTGCCGCTAACGACAGCACCACGCTGACGCTCGGCATCACGATGGACGCAGCTGACGTGCTGGACATGTACGCCTCGGCAGTAGACATCAGCGTCAACATCTTCGGTACCGAAATCACCGCTTAGTAAAGGGGGTAACGACTAATGGCTGTTACTTCTATGAGCCGGTCAAGTATCGGAGACTTTACTAAAACTAATCTGATGTCTGGTCCGCCGGTTTCACCTATCCCGGTTTCATATGTTGTGGTTGGTCCTGGGGGTGCTGGGGGCGGTTCAGGGTCAAGTAATACTGCCGGTGGGGGCGGTGGCGCTGGGGGTTACCGGTGTAATGTGACCGGCGAAAACTCTGGCGGTAATTCTTCTGCCGAGAGTTCTTTGAGTCTTTTACCCGGCAGTTATCCTTTGACGGTGAGCGCTGGTGCGTCTGGCACAGCAGGTTTTGGTAGCACGGCGAATGTGTCAGGCGTAACAGTTTTTGGAAACATTATCGCCCCTGGCGGTGGACTCGGTGGCGGATTTTATTACACAAATGGGCAGGGCTCTTCTGCTGGTGGTTGTGGTTCAGGATCACAGGTTATTGGGCGAATTGCTATTGGTGGTATGGCGCGACTTGGTACAAACGGCGGTAACGGGGGTGCTGGTTCAGGCTCTACTTCAGGCGGTGGGGGTGGGGGAGCCCAGACTGCTGGCGCGACCCATTCTGCCGGAACAGGCGGTAACGGTGGCGCAGGATTAGCGTCATCTATTACAGGGTCGAGTGTGACTCGTGCCGGAGGTGGGGGCGGAGGTGGCTCGAGCACCGGAGGAACGGGCGGAGTTGGCGGAGGCGGTAACGGTGGGGCATCAGCCGCGAACGGTTCCGCTGGGGCAGCGAACACGGGCGGTGGTGGCGGAGGGTCTCGCACCGCAGTAGGCAGTGCATACGCGGGCGGTAACGGTGGTTCTGGCGTCATAATCTTTGGAGTCCCCACCGGCACAAGTGTTTCGTTCAGCGGTGGTGTCACGGAAACAAACGCAACCGTAGGCACTAACACCGTCTACACGGTTACTGCCGCTGGACCTACTGACGAAGTGACGATTGGATAAGGTTATGGCTCATTACGCACAACTAGATTCTGAGAATGTCGTGGTCAATGTTTTCGTGGGGCGCGATGATGTGGTCGAGGGCATTGACGACTGGGAAACCTACTACGCGCCAGAGGGTTCTATGGTCAAACAGACTTCTTACAATACTAGGGGCGGTATCCACTATGACCCTGAAACTGGGGAACCTAGTGAGGACCAAACCAAAGCACTCCGGTTCAACTATGCCGGTATCGGTTTCACCTTCGACCCTGACAAAGGAACTGATGGCGCGTTCATTCCGCCTAAGCCTTTTGAGTCGTGGGTTTTGGATGAGGACACTTGTCTGTGGGCGGCACCACTGCCTTATCCGGAGGACGGCGCAACCTACACTTGGAACGAAGAATTGTTTGCGTGGGAGTTGGTCGCTGATGAGTGAACGCACCTGCCCCTGGAGTTCTTGCTTGCAAATCCACGAATGTAAAGGCGGGGCTTGCGGAGTTACATGCGAAGGACATTTCTGCGCTGAAGTGGTGGTTTGATCGTGAAACTCAGTCAGCCGTGGCCTGAGCCGCACAAAATTAACGCACGTTCCCCTTACGGGTGGAGGGTTCACCCTATTACTGGGAAGCGCACTTTTCATCATGGTGTTGATGTTGCTTTGCCTGTGGGCACACCTTTGACGGCTCCCGCCGATGGTGTTGTGGTGAAGAAAGGCAACGGGCCTTCTGGTGGTGTGACTTTGATTCTGAAGCATGAGGACAACCGGCACACTGTCTACTATCACTTGCAGAAACCTTCTCATTTGGCTAAGGGCGCTCAGGTGAAACGCGGAGAGTTGTTAGGATTTTCCGGAAATACCGGCGCTAGCACAGGACCCCATCTCCATATGGAACTGAGGCGCTCAGCCCGTTGGGGGGACACTGTCGATCCGATGCCTTACCTCCAGGCTGAGGAAACTCCAGAGCCAGAGCCCACACCTGAGCCTGCACCGGAACCGGTCAAGCCTGAGCCCGTGGAAATCCCAAAACCCTTACCACCAGGTGTCCCCATAAACAAACCGGAACCGGTACGACCCAAACCAAAATGGGAACCCTCCACAGCACTCGCTCGCGGATTCAACCGGATTCGGAGGGCAGTGAAATGACTGAGGAACACAACGACACAACAACGGTGAAGGTGTCAATGCGCGACATTTACCAGGAAGTACAGAGGCAGGGAAAACTGCTGGAACAAATCGCCTCATCATTGCCGACACAGGAAAGTAAAGTTGAGGACCACGAAAACCGCATCAGGAGATTGGAGCAACGCATGTGGCAGGTCATTGGAATCTTTGGTTTCCTGGCCGCAATCGTCAGCCCGTTGGTAGCGGTGATGACCAGGTGAGTGGGGGATGTTGTGACTGTGATCCGGCGTGTAATAGGTGCTTACCTGAAAGGACTGAGGTACATCATGGCTAAACCCTCCTGGAAAAATCGGCGGCGCTACATCCTGGCATCGTTCATCATTGGCGCTTTCATGCTCATCGGCTCCACCATTGCCGCACTCACCGGCAACATCACAGACATTAGTGATTTAGTGACGGGTGGTGTAGCGTTAATAACTCTCATCCTCACGAGTTACATTTTTGGTGCGGTTTGGGAAGATAAATCATTACATAAAGGAGATAACCCTGATGGATAAGTTACGACGTTACTGGGACTATGCAGCCGAGAGGTGTGCAAAAACTATTGCACAGACAGCGCTTGCAACAATCAGTGTTGGTGCGGTTGGTATTCTTGAGGTGGACTGGGTGAACGTAGGATCGGTTGCAGCTCTCGCTGGGGTGATGTCTTTGTTGACTTCGGTTCTTCAGTATGACCGTGTGCCCATTAAGGAGAATTAATGGCCGATTTAGACCTGTTTGAGAGTGTCAACGGGGTTATTTGCCCGATTGACCCGGCAGAAGCAGAAATGTGCGAATCCTGCCAGTAATTATGTTATAGTTGGGATGTTCATTTGATATTCCTTTCTGCAAAACCCCTCGGATTGTCCATTACAGTCCGGGGGGTTTTGTTATTCAATCCACTGATGGATGGTGCGCCGTGTGACACCGGCTTTTTTTGCCAGATCGGTGACACCTAAACCGTTGGCGTATTCTTCGCGCACTTTGTCGCGGAGTACGTCGGTGACGATTTGTAGGCGGGAGAGTTCCCAGTCGCGCATGTCTGCAACCATGTCGAGGCTGTAGCCTGCGATGTGTGCTTTTGTCATTTCTTGCATGACTTTATAGTACAGGTTGAAGGTGTCATTCCTTGTAAATGTCGTATGTGTGTGATTTACTGTCGCCATGAAGAAAAGGGCAACCTACGAACGTAGGAAAACAATGATTGTTGAGGTCAGAGAGTTTTGGCTTCTACTCGGTGCTGCAAGTTTCTTTGCTGGTGCTTGTGTCTTGTTGTCGTTTATGATCGCTTATTTAGTGAGGGGATAGAAAATGTTTGATGTTGAGAGAAGCCATGACGAGGTTGTAATCGTTTCTGAGCATGGTTTTGATTGTGTTCACCGTGAAGGTGTCGGGACGTTGGTTTTGACCGTTACGGAGGCGCGTGAGCTGTCTGAGAAGCTGTTGGACGCCACGGTGGTTGGGTCGTTTGAGTTTTTGCGGTTCCTGACCACACCGGCTGTTGACCCGGAGGACGGTTAACGTTCGTTGGGTAGAGTCCCACCCCACACACCATACGTTTCGTTGTTGGTGACGGCGTAGAGGAGACATTCGGTTATGACCGGGCACTCTTGGCACAAGTTTTTCGCCATTTTGCCTGCTTGTTGCCGGAGGCTTGATTGTGCGGGGAAGTCATCAGGGAAGAAGATTTCTGGCACTTCCCGGCATGGAATGTGGTCGGCTGCTTCGACAGCTTGATTAAATTCCTGGTAGGTGTACAACTGTCGGTGGTTACGCATAAGGTGAGTGTATGAGAAACGAAAGCATATTCCAAGTTTACGAGGGTGAAACGTTCAACGGCGCATTGAATCTGGGTGTTTATGACTCCGGTAGTGCCGAGTGGAACGAACTCAGGTCTAAGGGTATTGGTGGTTCTGAGATTGGCACGATCATGGGTTACAACCCGTGGGAGTCGGCGTTCGCATTATGGGCGAAACGTACAGGGCAGATTCCTGACCCGCCGTTGGAGGGGTGGGGTATTCGGTTCGGTAGAGCGTTTGAGTTGCCGATGCTGGAACTCTGGGCTGAAGAGCACCCTGAGTATGAAGTGTTCTTGACTGGGACGTGGCAGCACGCGGAGAACGAGTTTATGCTCGCCAACCCTGACGCGCTCGCTAAGCATCGTGAGACCGGTGAGTGGATTGTTGTAGAAATCAAAACATCTAGGGGTTCGTGGGGTGAAACACCACCACATTATGCGGCTCAGGTGTTGCACTACATGGATGTGTTGAACCTGGAACGTGCTGTCATTGTTGCTGTCGCAGGCTGGAATTACGAGGAACGCTGGATTGACTACAATCCTTTCGAGGCGGAAGCACAACTCGCTAACGCCGCCCGTTTCTGGAATCACCTAGAAAGCGTGCAGAAACCTGACTGGGATGGGTCTAAAGCTACTTATGAGGCTGTCCGGTACATGCACCCTGACATTGAGAATGAAGAAGTTGATTTGGGTGGTATGGGTTTCCTCCTTGTTGAGGCACACAACGC